GATAAAAATTCACCCATGTTGAATGATTTTTGATTGACATTCAGTGAAAATAAAATCATTGAATGTCAATTACTTTGATATAATCTGCAAAAAAAAGTAAAATAAAATTGCAATAAAATTTGGAGAACTGAATCCCTGGTCTATATTTGCACCATCAAACAACAAAAAAAACAGACAACATGAAAAATTCTACCACCACCACCACACCAAAATCATTGATGAATCTGGACTCTGTCCACAACTTCCTGGGCCAATGGATTGACAAGATGATTGTCCTCAATGATATGCCCTTCTATTTTATTGACTCTGACGTGGAGAACATCTACATCTCAACAGAAGATCTTCTCCAGGCAGAGAGGATTTTTGGTGATGCCAACATGACCATCAGAGAACTTCAATGTGTAGTGACCACCTACATCTTCCAGGATGATGTAAAAATCACCAGAAAAGGTGGATTTCATTGGAATCCTGCAAACATTAAAAACTAATTAAAAAAGTCCACCAGGATCCATTCCTGGTGGACTTTCATTGATCTACTCACCCAAAAAAAAACAACAAACAAAACTAATCTAACACTAAGGAAAATGAGCCTTCAAAGAATTATCGAAATCCCACTTCAGGATATTCAATCTGTAAACTATGAAAAAAATATTGAACAATTTGGTGATGATTCAAATTCTTGCATCTGTTGTGGTAAAAGGATTAAGAACTACCCAAATTGTAAATTTATTCATCTATTAACCAACGGAAACATTGTTTCTTATTCAGGTGATGATATTGAAGATTCACAAGGGTTTTTCCCAATTGGGAATGATTGTGCAAAAAAATTAGTAATTAAATTTACATTCTAAAAAAAACAACATGACACAAATCAAAATCTACAACTATCAACTTCAACAACTTCCAGAAAAATGGATCCTTGGTGATTTCACAGGAATTCCAGAGGATGCCATCAAATTTCTCATTACATCATATAAAAAAATTTATCCTCAAAGAGTCACAGAAGTCACCCTGAATGGGAATGTCACCCAGATGATTTCCAAGTCTGGTGAGATCATCTGGAATTCTGGTGACAACTTTATTGGTTTAGGATCCACTGGACTATATTTGGAGACAATTGGGGATGGTCCCATCATTTATGTGGAATCAGAAGGTGGGACTCCAGTCAATGTCACCATTGAGTCAGACATCCAGGAAGACACCCGGTCTTTGCAAATGATCAACTATGAAATGAATCATTTGGGTACATATTCCATCATGAACATGGATTTGGGAGATATTTGGGAGATCCACAGATCAATGGGTGAAAACAGGATGAAATTCAAATATATCGGATATATGGCCACACATGAAATAAAACATGATGACTGGTCACAAGTGGTCAAAGTCATGGAGAAGTCTGCACAGATGGCCCAGGCTCTGGATGTGATTCAAATGTGGGGACCCACCATTCTTTCAAGACTGAACAAAATTGAGGGAGAGATATTCAAAGATGTCATCCTGGATGTTCACCAAATCCTGCAGCAGATAAAAAATCCAAAAGAAGAGTAATTTTTTATGAACTGCCCCAGATAGAATATCCCATCCAGGGCAGTAACAACATAAAATCAGACTCACAAAAATACAACTGATTTATGAACAAATTGGAATTTCTGTGGATCTTATTACTAATACTTTCATTGATTAACACACTAATAAATTCAAACATGAACAAATCAGAATTCCTGTGGATCTTATTCCTGGTCATTGCAATAATATTCAATATCCTGGGAGTGGTCCTGGAGATTGACATCCTATTCTGGATCACTTTAATATCAATGATTTTGGCCTGGATCTTTTTATCATTTAAAAATAACGTGCTTAAAAAATAATCAATTCAAAAAAAAATAATATGAAAACAAAAAAAATCTTTAATTGCATTGCAGTAATAATGATAATAATGAGCAGTGGCATTTGCTCATTTTCACAAACAATTAGTGGACCAGGTAGATTGTGGCAAGGAGGATTTCCTCCCATCACTCCATCAACATCATTCTCTAATAATAGAGATGTATGGCAGGACACTATTGGAGTCAAATCCTATGTTTGGACTGGATCAAAGTGGCGTGAATCCCCTACTCAATTAGGAAAGGGAACTAATGGAACTAATGGAAGAGATGGTGTTGATGGTGTTTGTCCATCCTGTCCACCATCAGGAACAGGAAATGTTGGCAATGTTAGATGGGTAACGAATTGGACAGACTTAAAAACTGCATTGACAGACAATAATATCAGAGCAATTTATTTGGCGAGTAACATTACACAAACAGAGAAGTTGAGAATACCGACTAACTACTCTGCAATAAAAAAAATAGTAGGCAATGGATTTGATTGGAACATTCCTTCAACAATAGATACAGGCATGACCCGAAACTATGCAAGTCTAACAGAAGCGAATCAGGGAATTGATATGCAATTGAGAATAAGTGATGTGATTTTCAAAGGAGGAAACAATGTAGGAATTTATTTGGAGGCGAACTATGGAGCAAAGTTTGAAGGCTGCAGATTCTATAATTTCAAAACTGCATTGGACCTTAGATGGTGTATGGGAACAATAGTTGATCAATGTTATTTTTGGGAAAACTATATTGGAATCAATTTTGACTATGCAAGATTTGTTGGTGGAAGTAATTCAGCAAGTCAATCCAATCATTCAATAGTCACCAATTGCAAATTCCGATCATCACCAAATCACTTTGCACCAATAAGAGTGATTGCAGTTAGTGGAATGGTGATCTCTCACAATATTTTTGAAGGGGGGGATGTAAACCACAATGGATCTGATTACGAAGTATTTTTTGATGACAATGGTAGTGCAGTAGTAAAAGAAGTACACATCTACGGAAATCACGTTGAACAGAAACCAAAGATATCTGCATTCAATGTGAGATTGAAGGATGGCAATGCCTATGTTGGTGGAATTTATTCCCAGTATGATTGCAACCTAATACGATTTGAAGGTGCAGGATATGCAAAGATGATAGTTGAAAATATCCCATATCTAACAGGTGGAACTAAATTTGAAAATGTTAGTAGTGCAGGAAGATGGAAGTTTATCAATCTACCTGCTACATTCAGCATTTCAGATTTGACAAAATGGATTAGCACTCCACCAATCAATTCAGCAATTGATGGATGGCAAACAAATGGTCAGTCAAACTATTTACAAGGAACAACTATAAAATAAAAAATCATAAAAAACAGACAACATGAAAAAAGAACAAACACTAATTGAGATCATCAACAACCAGGTGGAACTGACCAAAGATTCAGTCAACCAGGTGGCAGATCAAATCATCCAGGAATATGACTCTGGCAACCATCATTTCTTGGACTTTTTGGGCAGAATTGAATTTATGTCACAGGTCCTGGAGAAGTCCATTGCCACCATCAGAGAGAAGGCCCTGGATGAACTTTACAGAGAAGGCCTTGAGGCAAAGATGGGAGTCAAAAGGAATGGGATCACCTTCAAAATCAAAGAGACTGGGGTGAAGTATGACTACTCCAACACATCTCTGTGGGTCCTCCACAACCAGAAAATCACAGAACTGAAGGAAGAGAGTAAGTCCATAGAGGCTCAACTGAAGTCTATGACCAAAAAGACCACACAGGTGGATGATGAGACAGGTGAGATTTTTGAACTCTATCCACCTATAAAAACATCAAAAACATCTATTGAGATCACCATTCCAAAATCATAAAAAACAGACAACATGAATTCAACAAATAAATCCAGGAAATCAACCATTATAAAATATCTGCAATTTCTACAACACATCTCAAAACTCAATCCATTTTGTTATTTCAAACAGGCAAAGATCTGGAAAGTGAACAGATACATGATGACTTGGTTGATTAGTGAAGATTATCTTACCAAAGTGAAAGGAAGGGTGAAATGGATTGGACCAGATCCATCTATTGAGATAGTAGAATCATTTTTGGAATTTATCCATGACTACACTTTGAGCAGGAAAAACAAAAGGGAAGCGATGGAAAGAATTTCAGACAATTGGGCTATTCCTGGATTTTCAAAACAATTGACCTTAGATCATAACTATCCTTATACTATGTCTGGATGGATTGAGTGGGTCAATATTCAGAGGGATCCAAAAGTGATCCAGGACATTGAGGAATTCTCTGTCCAATTCCTTAAAAAATCAAAAACAAACAATTATCAAATCCTCAAATCCCTATAACATGAACAACATTTCAACACAGACACAGGCTCCATCAAATATTGATGTGGAAAAAATTAAAACCTATTTGGAGACCATGAATTTGGCCCAGAACCTATCAAAGGCAGAGGTGACACATTTCATTGAGATCTCCCAGGCCTTTGGACTCAACCCATTCAAGAGGGAAATCTATGCAGTTAAATACATGGACAAATTCTCCATCATAGTTGGATTTGAAACCTACATCAAAAGGGCAGAGAGATCTGGCAGACTATCAGGATGGAATGTGACCACTGAAGGATTCATCAATCCAAAAGACATGGCCAATTCAAATGTGAAAGCAATCATCACCATCTACAGAAAGGACTGGGATCAACCATTTGTCCATGAAGTATGGTTTGGTGAATATGCCCAAAAAAGAAAGGATGGGACCCTCAATCAATTCTGGAAAGATAAACCACTGACCATGATCAAAAAGGTGGCAATGGCACAGGGATTCAGATTGTGTTTTTCTGATGAACTGGGAGGGATGCCCTACACACAAGAGGAGATGTCAACCATGCAGGATGCCCAGGTCATAGAGACCAAACCACTCCAGGCAGTGATCCAGGATCCTGTACAGGAGAAGTCAAAAAAGGTGGCGAAACCAGACCCAAAAAAACCAAATAAAATCACCCAGGATGCCTTGGATGAATTGGAGAAGGATCTCCAAAATATTCTGGTGGTGATCCATTTGGCCACATCCATTGTTGACCTTAAAAATATCTATCATAGTAATCCAAATTTTCACAACAACAATGACTTTTTGGAGAATTTGACATTGAGAAGGAAGACACTGGAAGGAATGGAAAAGGAACACATCATCCAGGCAGAACAATCTGGAACCATTGATCAACACATGGACCAGGAGATCAAATCTGTAAAAATATCAGATCATGACCAGGACCCCTATTGATAAACAGAAGAGGACCATCAAATCCAAATTCAAAACACTGCAGAGATTCATCATCATCACAGGACTGGACCCTAAAAAAGCCCAGTCCTATTTTGCAGGGAGGATGGCCCAGGATGATGTTGATGACTTTCAATTGACAATTCAGACTTTGATCAAAGAAACAAAATCAAATCATGACCTATCCATCATTGATGACACCACCAGGATGTCAATTTGGAGAATGATCAAATGGCATTTTAGGACTTTAAAGTCATTCTCTATTGAATATCCAGAATTTCCTCAATCTTATTTGACCAGGGTATTCAATGGAAAGAAGATAAGAAGGGATCAGAGATTCAATGATTTGCTCCAGGTGGCCATGACTTTGGGGACTGGGAAAAAGATAAAGCAAAATTCAACCAAATATCATGGGGAAGGTTAACCAAAATTCAACCAAAATGATGGAAGAGGACCAACCAAAAAAACACTCCAGGACAAAGGCTCCTGCCTTCCAATTTTACGCAATGGATTGGTTGACAGATCCTTCTTTGAGACTCTGCAGTCCAGAGACAAGAGGAGTTTGGATTGACATTCTATGTTGGATGTGGCTATCATCAGAGATCGGATTTATGATGGTGAATGGAAATAATTTGACACCAGATCAGATCAAAAAATATCTCGGAATGGATTCCAAAAAGTGGTCAAGGATATGGTCTGAATTGACTGGTTTTGGCATCATCAGACAGGACCCATCTGGGAGATTCTATTCAAAGAGAATGGTTGAAGATGAAAGGATTAGAGAGATTAGAAAGGCCTGTGGAATCATGGGAGGCAACCCAAAAATAAAGAAAAACTCAAAGGATTTGGTTAACCAAAAGTCCAACCAAAATCCAACCCCTTCATCTTCATCTTCATCTTCATCTTCAATTAATAAAAAAAATATAATTAAAAAAAAGAATCATGAATTGATTGAACTCATTGAAAAAAATTGTCCCAACCTTTCAAAGATGAAGAGTCCACTGACATTTGACCAGGCAGTCAACCTGGAGATGACCTATGGAATGGATGAGACAAAGGAGATCCTTTTGAACATGGAAAACTATAAGAAAATCAACAACTACACATCAGTCCATCTGACATCTTTGAACTGGTTAAAAAGAAAAAAAAATGACTCTCAAAAAAATATACAAAACACAGGTAATTCAAAACAATCATTCACTGATAAATTGCGTAACTTCTAAAAATAGGGAGATCATTCTGGCCACCCAGGCAATGAGAGTGAGGCAGGTGGATCCTTCTGATGATGAGCCCATCAAACAGGTCCTTAGATACATTTTCACACTCATTGGACTCAAGGCAGACAACATCCCAGATGATGTCCAGAAGGCAGTCCTGATAAACTACATCAGACAGGATTTGTCCAACTATGGCCTGGAGGAATTTAAAATTGCATTCCATAGGCTCATCAATGGAGAACTGGGCATGGATGCCACCCATTATCAAAATTTCTCATCACTCTACCTGGGTCAAGTCATGAGGGCCTATCATGATAACATAAGGACTCTGGCATTGAGGGAATTTACACAGGCCAGAGATGAGCAGGAAAAAAAAGAAGCAAAAAAAACACCAGAGGAGATAAAAAAAGGTCAAATTGAATTCATTGAAGAGACCATCCTTTTTGCCTGGAGATACTTTCACAGAACAGGATCCATCACCTTTGGAATCTGCCCATATAAAATCATTTACAAATGTCTGGTGGAGGATATTAAACTATTTGAGGCTGAAACAGAATTGAAAAAAAATATATATAATCAGGCATTTGATATCATAAAAATCCAGATGGATAGAAAAAATCAGAATTGGGAAACCATCAATGATGCCAGATCATTCAGAAAAATTCATCAACAAATTCAGGAATGTGGTTTGGAAAATATTTGCAAAAATGACATTGTATCAAAATGTTATGAATTAACTATCAACCACTATTTCAAAAAATTTAAAGAGGACCAAGTGGATGTGGAACAGATCATCAAAGACTATATTCTCACACTATAAAAAAAAACAAGTAAATTCACACCAACATGAACAAAGTCATAATAATTGGGAACATTGGATCCCTACAGGTCAAAACATTTGACCAACAAAAAAAGGTCTGCAACTTCTCAATTGCAGTCTCTGAAAACTACAAAGACAGGAATGGTGACAAACAAAAGATCACAGAATGGTTTTCATGTACTGCCTGGGACACCACTGCAAATTTCATGGAAAAATACTGCCATAAGGGATCAAAAGTGATGGTGGAAGGCAAAATCAGAACCAGAACATGGACCAACAATGATGGACAGGAAGTCAAAGTCCAGGAGATCCAGGTGGAAAAAATGGAACTACTCACTCCAAAAAATCCAGATCATGATGGAACAGGAATGGATCATTGATGTGATTGATCAAGAGGAAGGACCCAGATCCATCCAATTCATAGGAACACAGGATGACTTGGATCAATTCATCCAGGAATATGTCAAAAAAAAGGTTGATGAATCAATCAACTTCAAAATCATTGGAATCATTAACAAGTCAGAAACTCTTTTGGAATTCAGAACCTTAGACCTGGGCATCACCACCTGGTTGAGTTTTATTGACCATGACCATGAAGATCCTATCATCAAAATCACTGATGTGTTTAACAATCATTCCTGTTTTGCACTACTTTCAACCTGCATCAATCTTATCCCACCAAAGGATCAATCCAGGATATTAGCAGGAATCAGAGTCCCAGATCAACCATCCAGATTCTACATAAAAAAAGACATTTTAAAAAATTACATGGAAAACATACAAAAATTAAAATTATGACAAATCTAAAAATCAAATTTGGAATCATCCTGGCACTTCCATTTTACTTTGGAATTTCTTTGGTGGTCATCATTCTGGCATCAATCATTTGGATTTTGGCAAAGATTCTCAAAATAGTAGGATTCCTGGATGGGATGAACTATTTGCTTGGTAAAACAAAAGAAAAAATCAACCACATGAAATGGATGAAGTCCCTCCACCCACATGATAGGGAGACACTTAAAAAATCAAAAAAATGAGCATAAAGAACAATCAAAATATCACCAACCTGCAGAATGGAATAAATTTCATCAATCAACAAATTGCTCAATTTTCATCACTCATCTTCACAATGCAACAACAATTGAAGGAATTTGAGGAAAACAAAAAAAGAATGGAGATGGAAATTGATGAGAATATAAAAGGCAGAAAATGATTGCAACCATTCTCAAATCAATACTTATTATTTGGATCATCTCCTTTGGAGTCTTTGCCTTCCTCATTGCAAATTATGAGGTCAAAGAGAGAAAAAAAAACAACAAAAAATGAATCCTATTAATACTCTCAATCAGATCATTGATGATCTGCAAATAAATTGGGCAAATGACACAGATGTCTCACTCAATGAATTTCACTGGAGGTGGCAGATGATAGAACAGGCCAGGGGCCAAATGATCAGATCAATGGAACTCCTTTGTGATCTCATTGATTTGGATGGGGAAATTGATGAGAATGATTAGAAAATGGTAAATTTGAACACCATCAGATCCATCACCCACCAAAAAAATGAAGACTGAAAAAAAAACCACAAAGAGATCCCTGGATGACAAAATAAAATTGTCCCAGAAGATCTGCCAACTCTATGAACTTGGTGGTGTGACTCTGGAGTCCTGTTGTGGTGAACTTGGAGTCACTGCCAGAACCTTTTGGAACTGGTGTGCAGATGTTTCCGAAATTGCAGAACTATTCAAAAAGGCCAAAGATGCCCACTCCAGAGTGGAGAAGGAAGGAATCAGGGAGAAAGCCTCCACTGGACTTCAAAGATTAGTGGAAGGATTCTGGGTGGAGGAGGAAGAGGTGGAGGAGATCTTCAATAAAAAGAATGAATTGGTGGGGAAGAGGGTGAAAAAACGGAAAAAATACATCTCACCAAATGCCACTGCCATCATTTTTGCCCTGAAAAATAGTGATCCAGTCCACTGGAATGAAGATCTTACCATGGACTTTGGAGGAGAAGAACAGGTGTTTAAAATAGGTGACCAAACGATCAAATTTAAGTGATGAAAAACACACACAACCAATCATTGGGATGGAACTGGACAGGTCCAAAATTTAAAATCCAAGTGACATTGACCATCTGGATATTGATTTCCATCATCATTGGATCAATCAATATGGTGGGATGGATCCTGGATGGCCTGTGGTGGATCATCAACAATATCACATGAGTGGAGTCCTATTTGAACCACATCCCAAACAGAAGGAATTCATTGATGCAGTCTTCTCTGGAAGATTCAGACACCTACTATTTGGAGGCGCAGCAGGTGGAGGGAAGTCCTATGTCTCACTGGCCACACTTATTCTGTTGGCCAAAGTCTATCCAAATTCAAAGTCATTTGTGATCAGAGAGTCTTTGCCATCTCTGAAGAGGACCACCATCCATTCTTTTTTTAAGTTATGCCCAAAAATCTTCATTAAATCATTTAATCAGACAGACCAGGTGGTGAGATTTCGAAATGGATCATCACTCACTTTTTTTCCAGAAAACTATGTCCAGGATAAAAATCTCACCAGATTTGATGGAATTGAGGCAAACTTCTTTTTGATTGAGGAAGGACAGGAATGCCAGAGGAAGACCTTTGAGAAATGCAAATTGAGGGCAGGAAGACACATCATCCCGGGGATGGACAGACAACCTATGCCCATCATCATGGTCACCTGCAACCCATCCCAGAACTGGACCAAAGAAGTATTCCATGAACCATCCATCAAAGGTGAACTCCCATCAGATCACTACTACCTGCAGTCACTGATGGTTGACAATCCATCTCTTCCAGATACTTACCTGGAAGGACTGGCCAACATTGATGAGATGACCAGGGAGATCTTTGTCAAAGGCAATTGGGACATCATGGATGTGGAGAGACCCTTTGCCTATGCCTTCCAAAAAAATAGGAATGTGAGACCAGGACTTCAGATCAAAAAGGGTGAACCCATCATCCTGTCATTTGACTTCAATGTGGATCCCATCACCTGCCTGGCAGGTCAATCCTATGGTGGATCAATTAAGATATTGAAGGAATTTAGATTGAGAAATTCAGACATCTATGCCCTATGTGAGGCCATCCTGGTGACCTTTGGGAGGCATATCTTCCAGGTGACTGGTGATGCCAGTGGATCCAATAGATCTGCAATGACCCAAGGATCCATGAACTACTACCAGATCATCAAATCACAATTGGATCTTCCAAAGTCATCATTCAAAGTCCCCAACATCAATCCATCCATAAAGAATTCCAGAGTCCTGGTGAACTCCATTTTGGAGAGACATCCAGAATTTGCAATTGACTCATCATGTCAATGGTTGATCAATGATCTGCAGTCAGTCCAGACTGATGGCCAGGGTGACATTGACAAATCAAAAGACAAACACTCCACCCATCTGTTGGATTGTTTCAGATACTTCCTTTGGACATACCATCATGACTTCATTAAATTCATCAAATGACTATATTTGAACCAAACAACCCATCAATCACAAAACAGACAAAGAGATGAGATTCTGGAAACCAAAACCAAAGGGAACATCCTCCACAACAATGGACAGGAAGATCCCCATGACAAAGATCTACACTGATAAAAATGGTGTGTCATGGTATGAATACAACAACCCACTGACTATTCCTGCAAAGAGAGCCATTTCAGCAGAGGTGGCCACCAGATTTGCAGACATGAACCTGACCAGACATCAAATGATCAGACTTATCCAGGAGATGAAGAGGAATGCCAATGAGGGAAAGATTGTGGATTTATTCCATCTTTTGGCAGAGGTGGAATTCAGGATCAACTACCTGGGTGAAGAGGAGACTCTTTTGGAACTTGCAACCATTTACTTTGTGATTGATGGTGAGGATGAGACAGGAATGGATGAGATGTCAAAAAAGAAAAAAAGAGACTTATTGAAGTCTGATGAGGAGGCCCTCTCTTTTTTTTTGGAAAGGGCCTGGAAACTCACAACCAAGTTTTCAGAGTCCTCCGAATACGCTATAGCAGAATATTTGAAGATCAACCAGGTCAACATAGAAAAACTCAACCACTCTATTCACAAATTGAAATCAACAGATATATTGATGACATAAACTTTTTGAACCAACTGGTTTGTGATTCCAAGCCATCAGAGATGAAGGTCATGGAGTCCCTATCTGTTGATGAATACTACCAGACCATTTCCACATGGATGAAGATCATTGATGAGAAAAACAAGTCAGTGGAGAAGATCAAAGGAAGTGACAATGGTCAGGGAGGAACAAATAGGAGGATGTCATCCACATAAAAAAACAAAGACCAGAAGATGGCAGTCAAAAACATTCTATTCAGAATCCAGGCAGACACTGCCTCTTTGAAATCAGAACTTGGAAAGGTCCAGTCAGAACTTTCTAAGATCCAGGGAGAGGCTAAAAAGACAGGAGGAATTCTGTCCAATTTTGGCAACACAATCAAAGGAGCAGCAGCAACATTTGGGGCAATTGCATTGACAGATGTTTTGGTCAACTTTGGAAAGGGATCCATCAAGGCAGCAGCAGATTTTGAAGCCCTCAAAATATCCTTCACCACATTCCTTGGATCTGCCCAGGAGGCAGAGAAGGTCCTGGCAGATCTGGAAAAATTCTCTGTGGCCACACCCTTCACTCCTGAACAGGTACAGAATGCAGGGAAGGCACTTTTGGCATTTGGTGAGGATGCAGACAAACTCACCACTACTCTTCAAAGAATTGGTGACATCTCTGCAGGAACAGGGAAGGACTTCAATGAATTGACAATCATCTATGGGAAGGCCAGGGTGGCAGGGACTCTCTATGCAGAGGACATCAATCAACTTACAGAGGCAGGAGTCCCAATTTTAGGAGTCTTTGCAGAACAACTGGGAGTGAATGTTGACCAGGTCAAAAAACTTGGGAGTGAGGGCAAAATCTCATTTTCAAACCTGGAGGAGGCCTTCAAAACTTTGACCACTGAAGGTGGGAAGTTTGCAGGTCTAACTGATGCCCTCTCACAATCATTCACTGGAAGGGTCTCCACATTGCAGGGGAATGTGAGTGCATTGCAGAGATCCATTGGAGAGGCTCTTCTACCTGCAGCAGAAGTCCTCATTGATGTTTTGTCTGGACTGGTGGAAGCCCTTCAGAATCTGCCCACATTTGTGGATCAAAACAGGGTGGCCATTGGTATAGTCACAGGAGCAGTGATCCTCTACACAGGGGCAATGTTCAAAGCCACACAGGCAACCATTATCAACACCACATCCACTGCCCTCAATGCAGCAGGAAAGAGAGTCTGGGCAATTTTGCAAACTGGAATGGTTTTCATTCAGAATCTATTCACTGCAGCCACAACCAGGGGAACCATTGCCCAGAGAAGGAATGCAGTGGCCACACTATCTGCAGCAGCAGCCCAGAAGGTTTGGAATTTCGCCATCAAATCAAATCCTTTGGGATTATTACTTGGACTTTTGGCCACAGGAATTGCACTCCTTACTGATTGGGGTGATGCCACTGGTGAGATAGCAGATTCCACAGAACAATGGACCCTATCCAATGAGGAACTCATAGACTCCCAGGAAGCAGTCAAAAACTTCACTGCCCAGACTGCAGAGTCTTTGGCAAAAGAGGACACAGAACTCAAAAAATTATTTGCTACTTTAAAGAAAACCAATGCAGGATCCAAAGAGAGGAATGATTTAATACAAGAGATCAATTCAAAATATGGGGCCACTCTCAAAAATATCTCTGATGAGAAAAAATTTGTAGAACAATTAGATTTTGCCTACAAACAGGTGATGGTGTCATTGAAGGCAAAGATCCTCCTTCAGTCACAGGAGAAGACCCTGGCCACACTCTATGAACAACAGGCCAACCTTATAGGCAAGGCAAGTGAGAATGCAGTGAATGGCATCACCAAACAACTTCTCACCCTCAAAGGTGGAGGCATAACACTTGGAAATTCATTTGAGGAGGCATTGAAAAATTTACCAGAGACATCCAGACAAGTCTTTGACAAATTAACACTGGACCAACAGGCCAACATCAGAAAAAATTTCACTGGTTTAGGCAAAGCAGTGGAGGAGGAATTCAAATCATCTGGAGAGAAGGCAAAGGTGGCAGTCTCTGATGCCTTCAGTGGTGTGAAGGTACAGGTCCCATTGGAGATCCAACAGAAGGAACAACAACAGGCTCTTTTGTCCAGTGAGAATATTGAAAGGATTCAAAAAGGTGGGGCAGCATTTGATGCAACTTCAAATCAACTTGCAGAAACAAATAGAGCCATTGAGAAGGTAGAAGATGCCTGGAAAAAAGCCACAGAGGAGATCAATAAAAATAGACCAAAGGGAGCCCCAATTGACACAAAGGCAATTCAGGAGGCAGCCAACCTACTTTTGAATTTGCAGAGGGAATTGGAGGATCTCAATTTGGAGATCCAAACTCAACCAATATCATTCTCCAAAATAGTGGATCTGGAATCTGCTAAAAAACAATTGGATGATTTGCAGACCCTCCAACAGGAGAAGATCAAAAATGACATCTCCAGAAGGAAGGCAGACCTGGCAGCAGAGGGAAAACTCACAAAGTCAGCGAGTAATGAACTTGACAAAATTCAGCAGAAACAAACGGAGAAGTCACAGAATGAGACCAACCAGAAAAAACTCAAACTGGATGAAGAATATCGGAACAGAAAACAGGAGGCAGATGCAGAGGCAGCACAGATCCAACTGGAGACAGAATTGACTTTTTTGGAGCAGAGTGCTGAAGACCTGGAGAATTTGGAGTCAGATCTTCAGGATAAATTATCAAAGGCCAAATCCAAAAAGAAGAGGGCAGCCATTGAGCAGGATATTAGAGAAAATATTAATGCCCAGATTCAAA